GACCCCGGCCGCGGTCAGGAACTCGCGCGAGAGCTCGAGCAGTGTCATCCCGCGATAGGACCGCGCCGGCTCGTCGAGGCTGAAGAGCGAGGGGCTGTAGCGATGCAGGAGCGCATTGGTCACGGCCTCCCGTCGGGTGAGCCGCTCGTCGCGGCCGCCCAAGGGGGTGGCGACCTGCGCAAAGCTGCGCGTCTCCTCGCTACGCGCCGCCACCTTGTCGAGGATGACGCGACGCGCCTCGTCGAGTTCGACACCTCGTGCGACAAGGTCGTCGGCGAGCGCGCGCTCGAGCCCGAGCCGTCCCGTGAGATCGAGGATCGTTGCCACCCGCTCGCGCTCGGCGCTCTGGGCCTCGGCGATCAGGGTCTTGGTATCGGCGTCTGGCGCGGGCGCCCGGGTCACAGCCTCGGGCGGTGCGGCGATGGGCGCGGGCGCAGGCGTGGTGATGGTCTCGTCCATGGGGGTCCTCTCGTTGCTGGAGACGTCGTCCCGGTCGACGACGCAAGGGGTGAGGTTCTCGACCGCACGAAAGCCGGCCGCCGGGTCGGCCCCGACGGGGACCGCGGAAATCTCGAAGGGGGTCCAATCGACCGCGCGCCAGAGCTCGGGCGCATTGGCCGGCCGGCTGACCTCGAAGCGATGGACCTGGTAGCCGATGGAGACGGCACGCAGATGGCCGGCACGGATATCCGCCCAGATCGGCTCGACATCGGTACGCTGGCTGAAGCGCACGCGCGCGATGCCCCGCCCCTGGTCGATCCGCGCAGTCCCAGGGACGACCGAACCGATGACGGCATCGAGGGTTCGCGTGTCATGGACCTTGAGCAACGGTCCGCCGGCGTTGAGCCGGTCCAGGCGAACGCTGCCCGGATCCATGCTCAGTTCCTCGTCGAAGACCTCCCCGAAGAGCGGCTGGCGCCGCACCCGAGCACCGGTCGACCAGACCACCTCGATCGAGCGGTCATCCTCGTCGAGCGTGGCCGGCAAAAGGTCAGCTGCCCGGCGCAACGCCGGCAGGTCGATCGTGCCATGCATGGGATTGTCCTTATGCGGAAGTCAGACCCGGATCGGCCTGCATCACACCGGTCTTGGTGACGCGGCGCGGGTCGCTGTCGAAGATCAGCCCGAGCGTGTCGAGCTTGGCGTTCATGGCGGCGATCTCGGCCAGCACCGCATCGGGGTTGTGACCCTGGCGCGCGATGGCTTGGGCGAGCGTCATCGTGCCCGAGCGCATCGCCAGCAGATCGGCCATGGCATCCTTCAGCGGATCGACCGCCTCGAAGCGCGGCGGCGACCATTCGACCGGGATGCGCGGCTGCGGCAGCTTGCCCGCCGCCCAGGCCTGCTGCGTGAACCAGTCCCAGGCCGGCTGGCAGAGCATCGGGACCACGATCTGCCACTGGGCGGCGTCGATCAGGCGGCGGAACTCCACGAGGCCGGCGCGGATCGACGAGTAGTTGACCTGGCTGAGATCGCCGGTGAGCAGTTCGTAGGGCATCCGGAACCCAGCCGCGACGATGTGCAACTGGGCACGCAGCCACTCCGACACCCCGGCCGTCGTCGCAGGCTGGTTGAAGCGGATGTCCTTGCCACCGCGGGCATAGGCAATGAGCCCCGGCTCGAAACGCTCGACCCGGTTGCCATCGCCGTCGACCACCGCCGGCGCGATCCCCTGCTCGCCCTCTTCGGCGCCCAGCACGATCCCGACCACGCAGGCCTCGGTCTTCTTGCGCACGAGTTCGGCCTGGGTCCAGTCGTCGATGTCGCGCAAGGTGCGCATGACCGGCGCGCCCCAGGGAACGCCGCGGACCTGGCTGCGCTGCTTCTCGTAGATATGCGCGATGTCGCCAGCGGGAACCGCCACGCTGTCGATCCGACCGCCGGATTTGGCGGCCGCATCGCCAGGATGGCTGCTGTAGAGCCAATAGCGGCGGCGGCGCCCGAGCCGATCGAACTCCACGCCTTGGACAATCCGGCCGCCATCGACCAGTTCGGCATTGCGGCCGGCATCGAGCATGTCGGCCTCGAGGATCTGCAACTGCAGCGGAACATCGAGCCCGTCGCCGGGCCGGCGCGGCTGACGTCGGATCAACACCTCGCCCGCCTCGACCATCTGCCGGCAGGCGAGCGTCTGGAGGCCGAGGAAGTCGAGTTGCCCGTCGGCATCGCAGCGCACCGACCAGGCATCCCAGAGTGCGGTCGCCTGCGCATCGAGCTTGCCATTGCCACTCGCCGCGCGCGGGATGATCCCGGAGCCGATCAGGTTGTTGACCAGCACCGACACCGCCTTGGCGGCGTGCGGGTTGTTGCGCACCAGATCGCGCATGCGGTCGCGCAGCAGGCCGCCGGCCGCGGCGATCTCGGCGTCAGCCGACGTGCCAGGACTACGCCAGCCCTCGGTGCGTCGCCCCTTGGCAGCGCCGTCATAGCCCCGGCCCAGGAGATCGAGCGCGTCACGCGCCTGCACGCGCCGCAGCGCCGCACGAGGCGCGACGATGCCGATCGCCCGGTCGAGCCAGGACGGACCGGCCATCACCTGTCCCCACGCGCAAAGCCCGCGAAGCCGGCCACCGCAGGGCGGTTGGCATCCGTCCCGGCGATCTCGCGCTCGATCGTCCGGATGCGCGACAGCAGGTCAGCGGCGGTCCCGTACTCGACGGTCCGGCCTTCGTAGCTGACCCGCAGAGTTCCCGACGCATAGGCCCGTCGCAGGGCGTCGAGTTCAGCACCCGTCCAACTCATCTCAGCCATCCCTTGTCGACGCCGGTCAGCCAGGTTGATTGACGTCGGCCGCCCTGCGTTGGACCCCGCACCAGGCGCCCGGCGGCCACCGGCACCTCCACCAGCGGCGCGATCGCGGCCGGCGGCGGGCCAACCTGGTCCTCGAGGTCACGCCATTTCTCTTCGGACCATCGGTCGGCGCCTGCGATCCATGCGGCCGCTCGGGCATAGACCCGACAATCGAGGACCTCGTTGCGCTCGCGCAGCTTCTGCCATTCCAGCTTCTGGAAGCCGCGCCGCGTCTTCACGCTCACGAGTTGCTCGGCGACCAGCTGCTTGACCCATTCCGCCTCGAGCCCGCGCGGGAGGTGGACATAGCCCGCCGGGAACTGCGCACCCTCGGCCTGCTCCTCGTCGGTCGGCCGCGTGAGCCGCAAGAAGCGGTAGGTCTCGGTCTTGAAGCTTGCGACTGCGACCGTCCATAGCCGGGCACCGCGCCGCAGCTTGCGGCCGCCCTCGGTGACGTCGACATAGCTCGGCCCCATCACCGGGGCTGCGCGGTTGAACCCCTCCACGCCCTTGAGCGGCGCGACCTGCGCATGGCCCATGGCGCGCGACCAGGAATAGACGGCCGCCGCCTCGTAGCCGGTATCGATCCCGAGCCGGGCGAGACCGAGCCGCACACCATGGGCATGCGGCCAGGTTTGCTCCAGCAGCGCCGCGAGCGCGCGCCATCCTTCGGTGCTGCCCGGCCCGCCCTCGATCACGACGTGATCCACGAGCCAGCTTGCGAGCCCCCGTCCCCAGGCCCAGACCGACACCTCGATGCGGTCCTTCTGCACATCGGCGCCCGCGGTCAGGAACAAGCCGCCGCTCGGCACCGTGCCCAGCTGCCAGGTCTCCCGCCGCTCGTAGAGGCGCTGCCAGTCCGGCGCGTCGCCGGTCTCGATCCAGGTCTCGCCCAGGACGCCATTCTTGAAGCTGCGCTTGGCCTCATCATTGGCCTGCGCCGCCTCCCACATCCGCGCGATCATCTCCCAGCTCATCCAGCCCACCGGCGAATAGAGCGCCGAGAGATGGAAGCCGAGCGTGGCCGGATCGCGTGGGACCGCGGTCGCGCGCCATTCGCCGGCCGCGAGCATCGCGATCTTGTGATGCTCGGCGATCGCCCCCTCGCACGCCTCGCAGGCATAGCTCGCTGTCTCGGGCTTGCCCTTGTCCCAGCGCAGCCGCTCGAAGCGCAGCCATTGCCAGTGCTGGCAATGCGGGCATGGCACGAAAAAGCGCTGCTGGTCGGACGCCTCGAACTCGCGCTCGATACGCGACAGGCCGTGGATGGTCGGCGTCGAGGCCAGGAAGATCTTCGAGCGCCACGAGAAGGTCCGCGTACGCGCCTCGGCGAGCGCAACCGGATCCCCCTCCTCGTCCGCCGAGGGCGGATAGGCATCGACCTCGTCCAAGAACAGGTA